CTGTTGCAGATAATGACCCAAGACGAACTTCGGGAAAAGGCAGGTCTGCAACCGCTTGAGAAACCTGCCGATGTGGTTGGACCTAACCCCCAACCCGACGAGCAACCGCAAGCCGTGGAAGCCTTGCAGAGCAATGACAACATCAAGAAACTATCGGGGCGTGAGTACCAAAACCTGATGAGAATCGTGCGTCAGTATATGCAGGACAAAATCACCTTAGAAATGGCTCGGACTATGCTCTCGGCTGGATTCGGTTTGTCTGCCCAAGAGATTGACACGATGCTGGGCGTTCAGTCCCAAGAGTTCAGCGAGCCTCAATGGGGCCAAGATGACGATGAGGACTACGGCTGGGGCGACGAAGAGTTCAAGGTCTTGGAAGTGGTTGCAAGTAAGTTTGGAAGCCATGCAGACGATTACCATGTGATGCACTCCAAGCCGATGCGTTTTGATACAAACATCGACGAAAATATCCGTTTGGCCTTTGCCGAACTCGGCGAGGAAGAAAAGGAACTTGACCTCAAGATTGAGGCGTATCGCAAGAAGAACCGGGAAGCATCGGTTGAAGAAATGGCAAAGGAATTTGGGGTCAGCAAAGCCAAGGTCGCCAAGCGAGTCGCCTACTTGATTACCAAGGACCGCTACCCTATCAGCAGGGCCGTCGACAAGATAGCCGAGCAGAACCTGCCCAAGAATGTCAAAGAAGTTGCCGAGCCTGTACTGGAGGTCCGCTACAAGTACGCATGGGCCACAGGGTTCAGCAACAAGGACAAAGGCTCCAGCCGTGAGTTCTGCAAGGTCATGCTTGACTTAGCCGGGCAAGGCAAGGTCTACACGAGGGAGGACATTGACGGGATTTCTGCAATCATGGGATATTCGGTATGGAATCGCAGAGGCGGTTGGTATCACACACCGAGCGGAGTGAACAGGCCCCAATGTCGCCACGTATGGGAGCAGCAGTTGGTAATCCGTAAAGGCAATAAAATCACGAAGGCATGAAGGCACTCTTTATAAGCGAAGAAACGCTACTGGACAATAGCATCATTAACGAGAACGTCAGTTACACCCAAATACGCCCCACCGTGGTCAAGGTGCAGGAGATGCGGATTCAGCCAATCGTTGGCTCTCCGTTGTACGGGGAATTGGTTACGCAGGTCGTCAGCGGTTCAACGTCTGCCCTGAACCAAACGCTGCTGGAGGACTATATTCAGCCGGCTATGATTCAGTGGCTTTACTACGAGTTGCCGATGGTGTTGGCCTTCAAGTACATGAACAAAGGCATGGTCCGCAGAACGAGCGAGGAAAGTTCTCAAATGAGCATGGAAGAAATTACACGGCTGACCGACAAAGTGAAGAACGATGCCGAGTGGTACTCCGAACGGATTACTCGCTACCTCATGGAGAACCGCAATTCATACCCCTTGTGGAACTCGCCACCGTCTGCTTTGGATACGATCTACCCGAACGCTACGAACTACCGAACCGGGATGGTCTTAGACCGCAACAGGAGGATGGGAATCAGCAACTTGGATTACCCCTACCCCTACGGACAATTCGGGGCGTGTAATGACTGCTGACGATGGGCGCACACAAGAAGAACATACTGAAACTGCAAAATTATGTCTTGGATAAAAATCAAGCAAGCCCTGCTGGACCTTGCCAACAACCATCCACAGGTCAACTCCTTCGGGACGGGCGACCCTCTTGCGGTAGGCACGGACAACACCATCAACCTACGAACCCCAAGCCGTGAGCGAATCGTCTATCCGCTCGTTTTTGCGGACGTTCAGTCTGCAAATACTGACGCTGGTACTTTGGACTTGGTGGTTGGGGTTTACTTTTCTGACCGTGTTGAATCCATCAAACCGATGGGCGGAGTGGTTTCAGGCAGCCCTACGCTGGGTTGGCAGGATAACGAGGATGAGGTCCTAAGCGACCAGTTGCAAATCGCACAGGACTTTATTTCAAGCCTTACAAACGACCCAAGCGAGGATTGGACCCTCTCATCCAGCGTATCGCTTACACGCTTTGTAGAGAGCCGGGACGACCGCACGGCAGGGTGGCAGGCGACGATGACTTTTGAAATCCCTTACGGCCATTCAGTTTGTGAAATTCCAAGTTAAAAGACATTTACAATTAAACGCTAAAAAATGCCTACACCCATATTGCAACAAATGCTCGGCCAAGGTGGTACGATGGAGTTTATCAATGGATCCGTTACCGGCAAGAACTACGACTTCCTTGTAGTCAACACTGCTGCGACCTTCACAACCCTTACAGGAACTGGAAGCGAGAACCTGCTAACCGCTTACAACTTTTCGGGGGCTTCTATTTCCGCTGGCATCGTGATTTCAGGACGCAATGGCGGTAAGATTACGGCCGTCAATCCAAGCGCAGGTTCAGTCATCGGTTACACCTTCCTGTAATGCTTATCGGCTACGGCTACGGCTACCCTACATCAATGCTCCAAGGCGGAGTCGCTGCTGGGGTGTGGGCCTTGTTCAACGCAAGGGCGACGGCTGACGGAGCAACCGCTGCCGAGGCTGCCGTTGATGGATGCCTCTTTAATCGATTTGCAGTCATCTACAACTTCTAAGAATGCCGACACCATCGCTAATCCTTGTCCCTGCTCGCTTTAAGACGGGGAAACTCTACACACAAATCGCTACGACTTCGGCTGGGGTTGTTCTCGGTTCATCGGGGGACTTTAATGTTACCCGGGGGACTACTGCGACCCGATTCAATTCGGCTGGCTTGATTGAATCGGTGGCTTCGGGTGTACCTCGCTTGGATTACTATACGAGCGGAGAAACGGCTGGCTGCCCTGCACTCTTGGTGGAGCCGAGTGGGACGAATGTGGTTGTTCAAAGCCAAAATTGGCTTGCAAATGGTTGGCGTGATGACGCAACGGCAAATGTTACAACCGTGTCAGCGACCACAGGAACGCTTGACCCCTTAGGTACATACACGGCCAACGCAATCAGTCCAACGAGTGGGAACACGTCGCATATAAAGGTAGGAAGCGACTCTGCGATAAGTTTTACAAGCGGAACGGTTTACACGGCATCCGCATTTTTCAAACAGGGAGTGGGCAATGCTGGAAGGTATATTCAAATTGCTTGGCCCCTATTAAGGTTTGCTGGGAACACCTTTGCGAATTTTGACCTGCAACTTGGAACAGTTGCCCTTGTAACAGGTTCAACGGTAACGGCAGGGATAGAAAATTACGGGAATGGTTGGTATCGATGCAGATGCACGAACACTTGCATAAGCACTGGCACGAACAATGGTATATCCATGCCGTTAATTGAAACAAGCGGAGCGACAAGGCTTCCAACCTTTACTGGCACAACTACGGATGTCCTTTACGGCTGGGGAGCGCAGACCGAAACAGGCTCCATTGCCACATCCTACATCCCCACAACCACCACAAGCGGAACACGCAACGCAGACGTGATAAACTTATCAGGCGCAGTCAGCGGTTGCATCGGGCAGACGGAGGGGACGATTTATGCGGAGGTGGATGTTAGGAACTTTGTAACAAACGGAAGAATATTAGCTATAACGGATGGCATTTCTGCATCAAACGCAATAGAATTTCGGATAAATACTTCATCACGAATACGTGGATTAATAACAGCTTCAACTAACATAGTTGCGGATATTAATACATCGACCAATCAACCAATTGGGATATATAAAATGGCACTTGCATATGCTCAAAATGATTTCGCTTTGTATATAAACGGAACGCCAATAGGAACAGATACAGGTGGCCAAATGCCAATAAATTTATCAAAAATAAACATTGGCACAAGCGCTGTTGATTTAAATCCTTTGAACGACCGCATCCGTGCCGTTGCCCTCTACACCACTCGCTTAACAAACGCTGAACTCGCTGCCCTTACAACCTAATGGCTACCTTCCGAAAATACGAATTCGCAGTTTACGCTGACTTTCGAACCATTAACGACTCGGAGGTCGAGCCTCGCACCGTTGTGGAACTCGGCCATATCAACCCTGCAAATCCAAAGGCTTGGTGCGTTGACATTCTATGGGAAGGCGACGAACCGAAGAACTGGACGAAGGATCAAACTTGGCCCGAACCAGTCGGAATCCACACCTTCGCAGGATGGGACGAGCAGTACACGGAGGACTACAACCAACACAAATCCCTATGAGATTATTCCGCAAACGCAACCCCGAAACCCCTAAACTCCCAATAATGAAATCAGCCGTCATCGCTTTACTT